TATATAAAGTTTAAAGGTGACAATCCAGACTTGTTTAAATCTGGCGGTGGCGCAGAAGATTCAGTTAAAGTAGATTCAAAGAAAACCACTAAATCTTATGTTAAAAAAGGTGGCAAAGCTACTGGTAGCATGAAGGATTACAAAGTAGGTAGTCAAAAAAGACGTGATGAGTATACAGCTAGAGGTTGGAAACAAGATAAAACTACTGCTGTTAAAGGAGGTGCTAAAAGGAAAAAAGTAGAAAAAGTTAGCACTTTAACGTCTAAACCAATTGTTACTAAAAAAGTTGAAATTACAACTAAATTAGATCCAACTAAAAAACCTAAAATTACTTCAACTCCGAAAGAAACATCTAAAAGAGCTTCGAAATTAAGAGCTAAAGGTAATGCTCAATTAGCAGCAGGGGATAAAAAAGGTGCTTTAGCAACAAGAAGAAAATACGATAAAAAAAATAAGAAGGTTGCTAAGAAAACTAAAAAAGGTACTAACAGAGTAGAGTACGATGAAAGCACTGGTAAAGGTGGAAGCGTATTAGGTAATGCACTTAGAAGTGTTACTGGTAAAAGAAAAAGAGATAAAGCTGCAGCAGAAAGAAGAAAGAATGCTCCAGGAGGAAACATGATATAAATGAAAAAATTATTTGCATGGCTTACAGGTAGCGTTGTTAAAGAGATTGGCAACGCTATTGATAAGCTTACGACTACTAAAGAGGAAAAGCTTATTATTAAAAAGCAGGTTCTAGAAATATTAGAAAAGGCTGATACCAATGCGCAAGAGCAGGTAACAGATCGTTGGATGGCAGATATGGCAAGTGATAGTTATTTGTCTAAAAATATTCGGCCAATCATACTTATATATATCACTTTTATATTTACAGCATTAGCTTTTACAGATGGGAACATTGGAGAGTTTCAAATAGCAAAAGAATATATACCTATATTTCAAACTTTGTTAGTTACCGTTTACGGTGCTTATTTTGTTGGAAGAACATGGGAAAAAGCAACAAAAATAAATAAAAATAAATAACAATTATGAAAACAAGTGGAAATTTCTATAACAACGATAGAATACTTAGCGCTAAAGCTATTACACCAAGTGCTACTATAGATGCAACAACAAAACTTAATAAAGCGTCTTTATATGTAGGAACAACTGGTAATGTTAAAGCTATTATGTCTACAACATTGGGAGGTCTTACAACTGCATTAGGGGTAACTTCAAACGGGTTAACTTATATTACGGCTAACGGTGTAGCTACAATAAGCGACGATGCTTCTGAAGCTTCAGGGTTAACTGTAAATACAAGTATTCCAGTACCAGCAACAAACTCCATAGTAGCGGGAACAGGATATACTATATCTGCTTTTACAATCACAGGCGGTAATGGTACAGGAATGTCTGGTAACATAACAGCTGTTAATGGAGCGGGAGGAATTACAGGATTTACTATATTGCAAGGTGGATTAGGATACAAAGTAGGTGATGTATTAACAATAGTTTCAGGGGATGGTATTAATGGTGTTATATCTATATCATCGGCACCTAATAGTGTTATGACAGTAGCAGTAGCGGCAGCGGGAACAGGGTATAAAGCAGGTCAAACTGTTTCATTAGCTGGAGGTGACGGATTAGCCGTGCTTACCATCACGAGTGTAAACAATACTCCTATAGCTTCTCAAGCTGTTGAATTTATAGGTGTTCAAGCAGGAACTTACCTACCTGTAGTAGTGGATTATGTATTGCCAGCGACAGCTACAGCAGCAGGATCATTGCTAGCAACGTATTAAGAATCAGTAAAAACAAGTAACTATATAGTTATTAATAACGACTTAAATCAAATCGAAATGTCAAAATTAAAATTAAAAGAAGACGAGTTAAAAGGATTGCAAGAAGCTATCCAAAAAGTAAACAATTTTCAAATGCAAATTGGAGGTTTAGAAACACAAAAGCATCAAATATTAAATATGATCTTAGATGCTAATGACGCTTTACAAACAATCCAAATCGAGCTAGAAGAAAGTTACGGTAAAGTTAAAGTAGATGTTACTACTGGTGAAATCACGGAAGATGAAGAACATAGTCCGAAAGATTAGTATCGGTAAAGACTATAAAAATGATGCCATGCACTATGCTGTTGGACAGGAAGTGTATGGTGGTCATATTATAAAGAATATAATTGAGGAAGAAAATAAGTACTCAATTTATATTGAAAAGAATAACGAGCTAATGCCTTGGAAAGATTTTAATAAAAACATGGCAATTGCAGTTGAATATGATCTGCAATATTAATGAAAGCTATATACGAATTTATAGTAGAACCTATAGGAGAGAGATATAACAATTCAATTAAAATAGACGACACAGAGCTTTTATTAAATACCGAAATGCAAAATCATAGTTACTCTAATAGGCAAGCTAAAGTTTTAGCAATACCTACAGGAATAGCCACTGATATAAAAGTAGGAGATGAAGTATTGCTTCACCATAATGTTTTTAGACGTTTTAGAGACATTAGAGGAGACGAAGTAAACAGTAGGTCTTATTATAAAGACAATATATATTTTGCGAGCGAGGATCAAATATACGCTTATAACAGAATAGATAAAAGTTGTGGTTGTAATTCTTGGAAAGCCTGCAAAGGATATAACTTTGTAAAGCCTATTAAAGAAACTAAAATGTTTTCTACTGATTTTGAAAAACCTGGAATAGGTGTTTTGTATTTAAAAGATACAGAATTAGAAGGAATAGTAGAACAAGATTTAATCGGGTTTAGGCCCGGGGCAGAATACGAATTCATTGTAAATGGACATAGAGTATTCAGAGTACCCACTAATTCAATTACAATTAAATATGAATATCAAGGAGACGAAGAAGAATATAATCCTGGCTGGACACAAAGCAGTTGAAGAACTTATTAAAGTAGCTAAAGAAGCTATTGTAGATTCAGGAGAAGATATTACAGCCGATAGATTAAAGAATGCAGCAGCTACTAAAAAGCTGGCTATATTTGATGCATTTGAAATCCTTAATAGAATACAAGAAGAACAAGACATACTTGATGAAAAGCCTAAAGAAATAAAAGAAGAAGAGTCTTTTAAAGGTTTTGCTGAAAAAAGATCTAGATAATGTATACTCAATCATTATACAGCATTATAACTCCTATTAAATCTAATACTATTTCAAGACTTAATAAGTCTAAAAAATGGGATTATGGTTATAATAAAGAACATGATATTATTGTCATAAGCAAGACAGGGCAAATAGGTGATATATATAATATACAGAATCTTAGAATAGCATTACCTAAAAGACCGTCTAATGTAGACAAGGCTAATAACAAATGGACTCCTGAGGAATATCCCAAAGAATTAAAAGCTATTAATAGCATATTTGATTGGAGGGATTACCCTGATAAGTTCAAATCAAAATGGGGGGAATATATAGATGAACAATTTAATAAAAGAGAAAACGGCAGTTGGTTCAATAATAAGGGCGTGGCTACTTACATTACTGGTACTCATTTTATGTACCTGCAATGGTCCAAGATTGATGTTGGGCAGCCAGACTTTAGAGAATCAAACAGATTATTCTACTTATTCTGGGAGGCTTGTAAAGCAGACAAACGATGTTATGGTATGTCATATCTCAAGAATAGACGTAGTGGATTTTCATTCATGGCGTCTGGGGAGACGGTTAACATGGCCACAATATCAAGTGATGCACGGTTTGGGATACTGTCCAAATCTGGAGCCGATGCGAAGAAAATGTTCACAGATAAGGTTGTACCCATTAGTGTTAACTTCCCGTTTTTCTTTAAACCAGTACAGGACGGGATGGACCGCCCAAAGACCGAACTTGCCTATCGTGTACCCGCATCCAAATTTACCAGAAGGAGACTCGATAGTAATAAAGCCACGGAAACCATCGCCGGTCTGGACACGACCATCGACTGGAAGAACACGGGTGATAACGCCTATGATGGGGAGAAACTCAAACTCCTCGTCCACGATGAAAGTGGTAAATGGGAAAGGCCGAACAACATCCTCAACAATTGGAGGGTTACCAAAACGACATTAAGATTAGGATCTAGAATTATTGGAAAATGCATGATGGGTTCAACCTCGAATGCTTTAGATAAAGGTGGTGCAAATTTTAAAAAGCTTTACGGCAATTCAAACGTATTAAAAAGAAACAAGAACGGACAGACAGCTTCAGGATTATATTCTCTTTTTATTCCAATGGAATGGAATTATGAAGGATTTATTGATGAATATGGGTATCCAGTTTTCGATACACCTAAAGATACTGTTTTAGGTCCATTTGGAGACGCTATAGAAGTCGGAGTTGTTGAGCATTGGAATAATGAGGCTGAAGGATTAAAAGGCGATCAGGATGCTTTAAATGAATTCTACCGACAGTTCCCAAGAACAGAGGAACACGCTTTCCGTGATGAAACAAAAAATAGTATATTTAATTTAGTTAAAATATACGAACAAATAGATTACAATGAAGATCTGCATAATACAAATGTATTAACAACTGGAAGTTTTCAATGGGCTAATGGTATAAAAGATACGACAGTTTTATTTACACCTAATCCAAATGGTAGATTTAAAATATCTTGGGTTCCTGGTGCAGGTTTGCAAAACAGGCAAGAAGTTAGAAAAGGATTAAAAATTCCAGGCAATCAACATATGGGTTCTTTTGGTTGTGATAGTTATGATATATCAGGAACAACTGATGGTCAAGGATCTAAAGGTGCTTTGCACGGATTAACTAAATTCAGTATGGAAGATGCTCCTGCTAATACATTCTTTTTAGAATATATAGCCAGACCACAAACCGCTGAAATGTTTTTTGAAGATGTGTTAATGGCTTGCGTATTTTATGGTATGCCTTTATTATGTGAAAATAACAAACCAAGACTTTTATATTATTTTAAAAGAAGAGGTTACCGAGGGTATTCTATGAATAGACCAGATAAGGTTTGGAATAAGTTATCAGTTACCGAAAGAGAAATAGGTGGAATGCCTAACTCAAGTGAAGATATTAAACAAGCTCATGCTGCAGCTATTGAAACATATATTGATAATTATGTTGGCTTACAAGAAGACGGTCAGTATGGAACAATGTATTTTAATAATACATTAAATGATTGGGCAGGATTTGATATAAACAATAGAACAAAGTTTGATGCTGCTATAAGTTCTGGACTTGCTATAATGGCTTGTAACAGACATTTATATCATCCAAAACAAAAAGTAGAAAGAGAACAATTAAGTTTAAAAATAGCTAAATACACCAACAGTGGTGGTTTATCAAAATTAATAGAAAAATAAAAATATGGCTGAGTCAGTTGTAACAAGTTATTTTCCAAGCCAGATTGCTAGCGATGCGGAAAAAATGTCTATGGACTATGGAACTACTATTGGTAGAGCTATAGAGCGTGAGTGGTTTAATAATGATAATGGAAGTGGTAGCAGATTTCAAAGTAATCAAATTACATTTCATAATTTAAGATTATATGCAAGAGGAGAACAACCCATACAAAAATACAAAGACGAATTATCTATAAACGGTGACTTGTCTTATCTTAATTTAGATTGGAAACCAGTTCCAATTATACCTAAATTTGTAGATATAGTTGTTAATGGCATATCGGATAGACAATTTGATATAAGAGCTTATTCTCAAGATCCTTATGGGGTTGACAAAAGAACAAGGTATATGGAATCTCTTATTAGAGATATGCAAACAAAAGAACTTAATACTTTTGTTCAAGAAAATTTCGGAGTTAATCTATTCGAAAACAATCCAGAAACGCTACCTAAAAATAAAGAAGAATTAGATTTACATATGCAGCTTACCTACAAGCAGCAAGTAGAAATTGCAGAAGAGCAAGCAATACAGGTATTATTAGATGGTAATAAATATGACTTAACAAAAAGACGTTGTAATTATGATTTAACTACAATAGGTATTGGTGCAATTAAAAATACTTTTACAAAAGCTGAAGGAGCTTTAATTGATTATGTAGACCCAGTAAATTTAGTTTGGTCTTACACAGAATCACCTTACTTTGATGATATATATTATGTAGGAGAAGTTAAATCAGTTCATTTAAACGAATTAAAAAAAGAATTTCCTGGATTAACTAATGATGAATTGCAATCAATTGCAGGTCAGTCAGTTAGTAACAATGGGTTTTATGATAGAACTATTAGTAATTCTAACCAGGACGACTCCAATACTGTTCAAGTCCTTTATTTTAATTATAAGACTTTTACAAACGAAGTTTATAAAGTTAAAGAGACTGCAACAGGAGCTGCAAAGATAATACCTAAAACTGATGAATTCAATCCTCCACCAGAAATGTATGAGGAGTATGGTATTGAAAAATTATCTCAATCAATAGAAGTATTATATGAGGGAGTTAAAATTGTAGGAGGCAGAATGCTTAAATGGGAGCTAGCTAAAAACATGATAAGACCTAAGAGTGATTACACTAAGGTTAAAATGAATTATAGTATTACAGCACCTAGAATGTATAAAGGTAGAATAGAATCTGTAGTAAGTCGTATAACAGGCTTTGCAGATATGATTCAACTTACACATTTAAAGCTACAACAAGTAATGTCAAGAATGGTACCAGATGGTGTTTATCTTGATGCTGATGGTTTAGCTGAAGTTGATTTAGGTAATGGTACAAATTACAATCCTCAGGAAGCTCTTAATATGTTCTTTCAAACAGGTTCTGTAATTGGTAGGTCTATGACCCAAGATGGTGATATGAACCCAGGTAAAGTTCCTATTCAAGAAATACAAACCGGTGCAGGTGGTGGAAAAATGCAAGCGTTAATTGGAAATTACAATTACTACATGCAAATGATCCGTGATGTAACCGGATTAAATGAAGCTAGAGATGGAAGTACTCCTGATGCAAGAGCTTTAGTAGGTGTTCAAAAAATGGCGGCGGCTAATTCAAATGTTGCGACAAGACATATATTAGATGGTAGTTTATTTTTAACATCGGATTTATGTGAAGGTTTATCATTAAGAATATCTGATATTTTAGAATACTCTCCAACACGAGATGCTTTTATACATAAAATAGGTAATCAAAATGTAGCAGTTCTTGAAGAAATGAAAGACTTATATTTGTATGACTTTGGTATCTTTATTGAATTAAAACCAGATGAAGAAGAAAGAGCTATATTAGAAAACAATATTCAAGCGGCTGTTCAAAGTGGATTAATAGATTTATCAGATGCTATAGATCTTAGAGAAGTAAGAAGTCTTAAACTTGCTAATCAATTACTAAAAATAAGAAGAGTAGCTAAGCAAAAGCTGGATCAAGAAATGCAACAGCAAAATATTAAAGCACAGGCTCAAGCCAATGCCGAAGCGCAACAAGTAGCTGCTCAAGCAGAAGTTCAGAAAGGTCAAGCTTTAATACAACAAAAGATTTCATTAGTACAAGCTCAAGCAGAAATAGACAAAGCAAAAATGATGCAAGAAGCTGCTTTGAAAAAAGAGTTAATGCAATTAGAGTTTGAAATGAATATGCAACTTAAAGGTATCGAAGTTAATGGTGCTAAAAAAGAAATTAAAGAAAAAGAAGACAGAAAAGACGAAAGAACTAAATTGCAAGCTACGCAACAAAGTGAATTAATAAATCAAAGACAAACAGAAGCACCTCCTCAAAACTTCGAATCAAGTGGGTTTGATACAATGGGTGGAGGTTTTAACTTAGGTTCGTCAGACCCTAGGTAATAATAATAGTAATAATTAATCATATTTTATCATGTCAGAACAAACAGAAGAACAAGTACCTGCTGTTGAAGAAATCAAAGCAGAAGAATCAAAACCTATGTCGGTGGAAGATGGTGTCATCAAAGTAGATTTAGGTCAACTAAACAAACTAAACGAAGATGCCAATACAAAGCAAAAAACAGCAGACGTGGTTGCAGATCAACCAACCGAGCCTGTACAAAAAGTGGAAGAAGAAATACCACAACAACCAGACGCCGTTCAAGATGCTCCCCAATCAGTTATTGAAGAAATAACAGAAGAAGAAATAGAAGAAAAAGTAGAAACAATAGCAGAAGAAATTCAGCAAGCTGTTGTCGAACAAGATCTTGGAGTTCCATTACCGGAAAATATTCAGAAGGTTGTTGAGTTTATGGAAGAAACCGGTGGAAGCCTGGAAGATTACGTAAAATTAAATACAGATTATTCATCTTTAAATGATAATCAATTATTAAGAGAATTCTACGAAAATACAAAACCTCATTTAGATAGAGAAGAGATTGACTTTATAATGGAAGACAATTTTTCTTATGATGAAGAAATTGATGAAGAAAGAGATATACGTAGAAAAAAATTAGCAAGAAAAGAAGAGTTAGCAAATGCTAAAAATCATCTAGACGGCTTAAAAAGTAAGTACTATAAAGAAATAAAAGCTGGAACTAATTTAGCTCCAGAAACAAAAAAAGCGGTAGAGTTTTTCAACCGTTATAATAATGAAAAACAAGAAGCAACCAAAGTAGCTGAACATCAAGTGTCTACGTTTAATGCTAAAACAGAAAAGCTTTTTTCCAATGATTTCAAAGGTTTTGATTTCAATGTTGGTGAAAAGAAATTTCGTTACAAAGTAAATAACGCAGACCAAGTAAAAGACACCCAGGGAGATATCAATAATTTTGTCAAGAAGTTCTTGAACGATAAAAATGAAATGAATGACGCCGCGGGTTATCACAAGTCTCTATTTACAGCTATGAACCCAGATGCAATTGCAAAACACTTTTATGAGCAAGGAAAAACCGATGCCATGAAAGCAAGCGTAACCAATGCAAAGAATATTGATATGAGTCCGAGAGGTGTTCATGAAAACGTCAAACATTCTACAGGAACTACGTTTAAATCTGTTACATCTACAGGTTCTTCTAAGTTTGGAATAAAACAAAGATAATAAAAATTTAAAATTACAATTATGGCAGGAACATTTACAGGTAGTGTTGGCGCATTGGCGCATTTAACACCAAGACCTACACAAACGTTGTTTAACGACAACTACCTATCTTTAACAGATATGGATTTTACACAACAATTTTTACCAGAAGTATATGAAAAAGAAGTAGAAAGATACGGAAACCGTACTATCTCTGGATTTTTACGTATGGTAGGAGCAGAAATGCCTATGGCTTCAGACAGAGTAGTATGGTCTGAGCAAGGTAGATTACACATTGCATATGACCCAGTTATTATAACAACTACAACTGTAGTTATTCCAGCAGTAGGAGGAGCATCACAAAATCTTATTGGACCTGGAGCTACTATCGTATGTGCTAGTGCTAACGGACTAGTAGTTGAAAAAGCTTATGTACAAAGTGTTGCAGTTGCTGCAGGAGTTGCTACATTAACAGTAGCAGGTTACAAAGGAAATCTTACACCTGTTGCAGCTAATGGAAAGGTATTTGTATACGGTTCTGAATATGCAAAAGGATCTGAAAAAGCAGGTACTTCAGTTGATGCTGCTTTCGAACAGTTTAACAACAAACCTATTATCCTTAGAGATAAATACAATGTAAGTGGTTCTGATACTGCTCAAATTGGATGGGTTGAAGTAACTACTGAAGCTGGAACTTCTGGATACTTATGGTATTTAAAGTCTGAGCATGAAGCTAGAATTCGTTTTGAAGATCAATTAGAAATGGCTATGTTAGAAGCAGAAACTGCAACTAACCCTATTGCTTCACCAGCATCATTTGGTACTGCAGGAACTATTACAGGTTCTGATGGACTTTTTGCTGCACTAGAAACTAGAGGATTAGTTTATTCTGATGCTGATTTTGGAGGAGCTGCTGGATTAGCTGATTTCGATCTTATTTTACAGGAACTTGATAAGCAAGGAGCTATTGAAGAGAACATGATGTTCTTAGGAAGAGGTACTGCTTTAGCTATTGACAATATGTTAGCTGCTCAAAATGGTTTTGGAACTGGTGGTACTTCTTACGGAGTATTTAACAATTCAGAAGACATGGCACTTAACTTAGGATTTAGCGGTTTCCGTAGAGGATCTTATGATTTCTACAAAACTGACTGGAAATACTTAAATGATGCTACTACTCGTGGATTAATTGACGATATTGAAGGTGTAATGGTTCCAGCTGGAACGTCTACAGTATATGACCAACAATTAGGACAGAATATTTCAAGACCATTCTTACATATTCGTTATAGAGCTTCTGAAGCTGACGATAGAAAGATGAAATCTTGGATCACTGGATCTGTTGGTGGAAACTATACAAGCGACGAGGATGCAATGAACGTTCACTTCTTATCAGAAAGATGTTTATGTGTACAAGCAGCAAACAATTTTGTGTTATTAAAGAAAATTTAGTAGCATAATTAATTAATGTAATTTTTACCCTCGTTGTATTTACGGGGGTAATCATTACTCTTATAAATATTTAATCTTATTATATCATGGCTAAACAAGCTACAGTAGCAAAACAAGTTGAGGTTGCGACTCAACCAAAAGTAAGTAAACAAGTAAAACCGGAATTTGAATTTAAAGATAGAACATACTTTTTAATAACAGGTAATTCTCCTTTAGTATTTACATTACCATGTAAGCATTCTTCTCGTAAACCTTTACTTTATTTCGATAAAGAATTAGGTTCACAAAGAGAAATTAGATATGCTACTAATCAAAAATCTATATTTGCAGACGAGCAAATGGGTACATCAACCTTAGGTCGTATCATATTAAGAAATGGGCAAATTAGTGTTCCCAAAGAACAACAAAATTTACAAAAATTATTATCAATATATCATCCTTTAAAAGATCTTGTTTATAAAGAACTTGATGAGGTAAAAGATTCTGAAAATCATTTAGATTGGATTGAATTAGAATTAGAAGCCTTAATTAAAGCTAAAAGCTTAGATATAGATCACGCTGAAGCAATTTTAAGATCAGAATATGGAGAAGGAGTTACAAATCTTTCTTCTAGTGAACTTAAAAGAGACATAATGTTATTTGCTAAAAAAGATCCAGTATTGTTTTTAGACTTAGCTAGTGATGATCACATACAATTAAGAAATGTTGGTGCTAAAGCGGTAGAGCAAGGATTCTTGCAATTATCTAGTGATCAAAGAACTTTTACATATGGAGATGGTGGTAGAAAATTAATGACAATACCTTTTGACGAGCATCCTTATTCTGCATTAGCTTCTTATTTTAAGACTGATGATGGAATGGAAGTTTACAAAGCAATATTAAAGAAACTTAGATAAGTTACTCTATAGTAGTTAGGCTACTGTAATAGTGGCCTAATTATTATAATAATAAAAAACATACAAATGGCTGTAAGCGTAGATACTGTTTATCAGAGAGTGTTAGCAATCCTTAACAAGGAACAAAGAGGATATGTTACACCTCAAGAATTTAATCTTTTTGCTAACCAAGCACAACAAGATATATTTGAACAATATTTCTATGACATAAATCAATTTGGTAGAATACCAGGAAACAGTACAGAGTACTCGGATATGGTAACTTTACTTAATGAAAAAATTAATATATTTGAAGCAACAACCGCGCCAACTCGTCCCGGTAACTTCTTTATACAGCCTCCGGATCTTTATAGATTAGGTACTGTAGTATATAAAAACTCCACAACAAACCCGTTTGGAATAACTACAATAGAAAATGTAGAAGCAGAGCGTATAAACGCTAATGAATTCTTATATATAAATGCTTCACCTTTCACAAAACCCAAAAACATTAGGCCTGTTTTCGTATCAAATTCATCTGGTATTAAAATATACGGAGACATAGAAATCACTGCAATAGCAGACGTAGAATATTTTTATATAAAATCTCCAGCTTCTGTGCAGTGGGCTTATCAAATGGTATTTGATGAATCTTTATATGATGCTAATAATTCAGTTGATTTTGAATTGCATGGGTCGGAAGAAACAGAGTTAGTAATAAAAATACTAGCATTCGCAGGATTAGTTGTTCAAGATATTGGTATTTACCAAGTAGCTAACCAAATCGAAAATCAAACTAACCAACAAGAAAAAGCATAATATATGGGCTTAATAAATCAAACAGACGAACAATACTATTTAGGCCCTGACGGGATATGGAATAGCTGGGATGAAGATTATGGCAATTATCAATTTGTCAGTATAAAAGATATTATTAATAATTTTATTATATCATATACAGGCGAAGACAAAATCATTCCAAAAATAAAAAGAACAGATGTTGCTTTTCACGCTCAACGTGGTATACAAGAATTTAGTTTTGATATACTACCTTCAGTATTAAGTCAAGAAATTGAAGTTGGACCTAACTTAAACTTTGTTTTGCCAAAAGATTATGTAAATTACGTAAAACTTACATGGACAGATAGTAATGGTATTGAAAGAGTTATATATCCTGCTATGAAAACAAGTAATCCTTTTCCTATATTACAAGATGATAACTATGAATACTTATTTGACGAACAGGATCGTGAAATAGTTTCTGCGCAATCATCCGAAACACAAAAAAAGTTTCAAAGAAGTACACCTAATCAAAATTTAGATTTACCTACAAGAGAAATTGTAGCTATAAACCATTACGGGCAACGATACGGATTATCACCAGAGCAAGCTCAAACAAATGGTGTATTTTATATAGATCAATTGCAGGGTATTATATTTTTTGATTCAAGCTTTGTTGGAAGAATAGTTACTTTAAAATATATATCAGACGGTGTACAAAAAGACGAGGACATGTCTGTACATAAATTTGCAGAAGATGCCTTATACAAGTACATGGCTTATGCAATACTTTCAACAAGAACAAATGTTCCTGAGTATTTAGTTTCTAGATTTAAAAAAGAAAGAGGAGCTGCAAAAAGAAATGCTAAATTAAGATTATCTAATATTAAAATTGAAGAAATTACACAAGTAATGCGTAATAAATCTAAAATTATAAAACACTAACCTATGCCAGAGATTGTACATGCTTTCCAATCTGGAAAAATGAACAAAGATCTTGATGAAAGACTTGTTCCTAGCGGCCAATACCGAGATGCTCTAAATTTAGAAGTTGCTTCATCTGATACTTCTCAGGTAGGTACGTTTCAGAATTTAAAAGGAAATACTGAAAAAGCCTATTCTAATTACAATGATAGTACAGGCAAAAATACTACATGGGATTCAAGCGTGTATATAAGTCAATTACCTAACGCTACTTGTATAGGTTCTATTGCGGAGCCTAATTCAGATATAATATACTGGTTTATTACTTCAGATACTAATGATGCAATAGTTAGTTACAACACTATTACTCAAGTTACTTTACCATTAATAGTAGATGCTCAAAATATTTTTAATTTTAATGTTAATAATTTAATTACAGGTATAAATATATTAGAAGGTATATTGCTTTGGACAGACAATCAAACAGAGCCTAAGCAAATATATATATCTGAATGGGAAGGTTCTACACCTAACTTTATTTTCCATTCAAAAATATACGGAAGAAATTTTATAGAATCAGATACTACTGTTATAAAGAAGTTTCCACTGCAGCCGCCTACAATAACAGCTTATTCAACGAGCGCTGTAGATGATCAGGGGCTTCCTGCAAATATAGAAACTACTACTTTATATAGCTTTTACGCACAGGTACCTGGAGGCGCAGCTACTGAAATAGGGCCTATGACTCCAGCTAATGGTCTTCAAACTTTATCGTGGCAGGGTCAAACTTTACCTTTTTATAGAGTGGGACAAAAGTTACTATTAACAAGTTCTGATGCCGATGCTTTGGATCCGGGAGCTACCGTTCGTGTTAGCATAGATAGCATAATAGGATCAGTAGGGTATCAAACAGGAGCAAGAGTTACGGTTCTTTCAGTAGGTAGGGGTGACGACGGGGAATCTACACAAGCATCTCTTTACAATGTTATTTTAGAACAAAAACCACCTTTTTTTGAATTTAGGTTTGCTAGATTTGGTTACAGGTATAAATATAAAAATAACGAGTTATCAGCATATTCTCCTTTTACTAATCCTGCATTTTTGCCAGGAGAGTTTAATTATTCGCCTAAACAAGGCTATAACCTAGGTATGGTTAATAATATAAGGCAGCTGGAAATTTCAAACTTTATACCAACAGATATACCGAAGGGAGTAACAAGTGTAGACATTTTGTACAAAGCATCAAACAATGCTAATGTTTATGTGGTTGACACTTTTAAAGAAACAGATTTAGAATGGACTAACAATAAATTTAATATAACGAGTGAAATAATATCATCCGTTGTACAAAGTAATCAGTTGTTAAGACCCTACGATAACGTACCTAGATTTGCTTTAGGACAGGAAGTAGTGGCTAATAGATTAGTATTTGCAAATTATACGCAGAACTTTAACGTATTGTCATCTGATCTTAATCAATTACAAATTAATCTAAACGTAGCGTCTCGTTCACAAGAAATATTAACAGTAGATGATGTAGGTGTTACCCAAGGGGTTGGCTTAGATGGAAATAGAGTATTCCCATCCCTAAAAAGCATTAGAACCTACCAAATAGGTGTTTCTTACCAGGATGAATACGGAAGAACTACACCTGTATTTACAGGTAAGGACGCTTCTGTTATAATTGAAAAAGAAGAGGCTCAATTTGCTAACAGCATAACAGCTCAGTTAATTAATACAAAACCTTATTACGCTCAGAATAAACTTTTTTCAACCTTTAAATATTATGTAAAAGAAACTAGTCAAGAGTATTATAACATATGCTTGGATAGATTTTACGATGCAGAAGATGGCAACGTTTGGTTGTCGTTTCCTTCGGCTGAAAGAAACAAGATTGATGAAGAAACTTTTATTACATTAAAAAAAGAGCATGACAACGACAATCCTGTAACGGAAGAAGCTAGATACAAAGTTATAGCTATTGAAAATGAAGCTCCTCAATATTTAAAAGAAACTAGATTGTCTAAAGGACAAGCTACAGGGTGGGAGGACGTCGCAGGATTTCCAATAGAAGGAGCTAGTGAAATTTGGTTTGATAGCGCTAAAAAATTTGACGCAGATTTTGGAGACGTTACCAGGACTCAGTCTGGACTACAGTTAAGAGTTTTAACAGCAAATTCTACTAGTGAATGGTATAAAATATCGTCTTTTGGGTTACAAGGAGGTGGTACTGACCTTAATAATCAACAGGTAAGGATTATTTGTAGTAGCTCTTTTGGTTCAGACATGAATTTTACTTCTACGGAACCTTACGGGTTTAGTAACAAAGTTCCTGGATTAATATTAGAATTAGCTGAAATTCAAACATTAAATAAACCGGAATTTACGGGAAGATTTTTTGTTAAAGTAAATCAAGATTCTTTACTTGAAAGCAAAATAACAAATGCTGGCGCAAATAATAGCACTTCTTATTTAAGAAAAGCTCTAGCTTATACTTATTTACTAAAAGGTAATCGTCGTACAGGAAGTTTCTGGGGTAAAGGCAATACAGGCGGTAATAACTGGACAAAAAAAGATGCTCAAGATTCTAATGAACGATTTTATATATCCGCGGTGTCAACTGAGTGTACTAAGGGCAACTTTGCGGGAGCAAGTACAGAAGCATT